TGATGGAAATGATAGGTAAGATGAGGAGGGACTGTAAATTTAAACAGATCCCTGAGTTTGGTGGAGCAGAAAAATATATAATAGGAGAACTATAAAATGGCTACTAAATTACCAATGAACGTAACACCAGTAGGAACAGCAGCATGGCCTTGGTTGAATACTCCAGATACTAGGTATGATGCTGATGGAGTGTACCAAGTTAAAATGATTTTTAACAAGAAGGATGTTAAGGGAATTCAAGCTATAGTAGATCCTTTGATGGATGGTGGGAAGCACAACCCTGTTAAACCAGAGTTGGATGATCAGGACAAACCTACCGGAAACTTTATAGTTAACTTTAAATTAAAAGCTAAAGTTAAAACTAAGGGTGGTGATACTTTTACTCAGAAACCTATACTCTTGGATACTGCTGGTAATCGTGTATTAAACCAAGTGGGAGCTGGTAGTAAGTTGAAGATAGCATATCAGGCTGTTCCTTTTAATCAAGGAGCTGGTGGTGTTACCATGCGTATGCAGAAAGTACGAATTATGGACTTGGTTGAGTACGCTAAGAAAGATGAGGTTGATTGGGGTAAAGACGAGGGCAGTTTTGTGGGAACAACAGCAGAAGATTCTAACGAGAATGAAGAAGATAATGAGGACTTCTAAAATGCCTAGTTATGAATTCTGTAGAAACATGGACCAAGAGATGATAGCCAATCGAGTTCGTAGTTTAAAAAGTGATGAGCTATCAGCCTTGGTTGAAAATGTAATAGTTATGATTGATTGTGGACATTTTCCACATGAAGCATTTCATGAAGTTAGATCTGTATATAAGTTATTACTTAATCTTAAAGTTAGTGCTAAAGAAGATGAGACGTTTAACTAAAAGACAAAGGTACAGGGGTATACGAGAGGGCTACAGAAGTGGCTTAGAAGAACGAATAGCCAGCCAGTTAAAGGCTTCTGGTGTAGTTTACTCTTACGAGATGGAAAGACTCAAGTATATTCCTGTACCTAAGCACTATACACCTGACTTTATCTTAGTGGGAAAAGATAAAAAGATCTATATCGAAACTAAGGGTAGGTTCTTGGCTAAAGATAGAACTAAACATCTTTTAATTCAAGAACAATACCCTGATATAGATTTAAGATTCATTTTTTCTAATTCTAGGCAGAAGCTATACAAGGGTTCATCTACCACTTACGGTGGATGGTGTGAAAAGCATGGGTTTGTCTATGCGGAAAGGAGTGTGCCTGATATATGGTTGAGAGAAATCAGAAAGGGGTAGTACATGAGCCATGTCCTAAATGTGGTTCTAAAGATAACTTAGGGAGATATCCAGATGGTCACGCGTATTGTTTCGGTGATAGCTGTTCTTATTATGAGCATGGTAGCGATTCAGCTCCTATACAAGATATACCAAAATCCAACGGTGTTTTTAGACAGGGTATTTACGAGTCCCTTAGCAAACGTGGAATATCCGAAGAAACCTGTAGGTTTTTTAAGTATCAAGTAAATTACGACAACAATAAAAAGATTCATATTGCTCCTTATTTTGACAAGGACAATAAACTCATAGCTCAACAGTTAAGAACCAAAGATAAAGACTTCCCGATTTTAGGGGAAACTAGAGACTTAGGTTTATGGGGAAAACAATGCTGGACTTCAGGCAAACGTATTGTCATAACAGAAGGCCAGATAGATACCTTATCTGTAGCTGAGGTCCAGCGTTGTCAGTACCCTGTAGTATCCATTCCAAATGGTGTAGGATCTGCTTGTAAAGCCATAGCTAAAGACTTAGAATGGTTGTTAGAGGGTTTTGAAGAAATAATTATAATGTTTGACAATGACTCTCAAGGGAACAACGCAGCTCGTAAGGTGGCAGAGCTGTTTCCACCTGGAAAATGTAAGATAGCATCCCTCCCTCTTAAAGATCCCAATGAAATGCTATTAGCTAATCGCGGATCTGATATGATTAATGCTATGTTCAGAGCCTCAGTTTACAGGCCAGATGGAATCATAGCAGGAGAGGATACTTGGGACTTGGTAAATACCCCCATGCAAGCTGCTGATATGGAGTATCCTTGGCAGGGTCTTAATAACCTTACTTTAGGAGCTAGAAAAGGTGAACTCGTTACGTTTTGTGCAGGGACAGGAGCTGGAAAATCTACCGCTGTTAAAGAAATTGCATCATACTTCCTCTCAAAAGGAGAAACAATTGGTTATATTGCTCTTGAAGAGTCTGTACGTCAAGCAGCCATTGACTTCATGTCAATTGAAGCCAATGAAATGCTTCACTTAAGGGATAATTTAGAGGAAAAATTTTTAAGGGATATATGGGAAAAAACATTAAATACAGGGAGGTTATTTTTATATGATCATTGGGGAAGCATGGATGGGGATGTTCTCTCCAATCGTATTCGGTACTTGGCTAGGAGCTGTAATGTTTCTTGGATCATTGTTGATCATATTTCTATTATGGTTAGTGGTATCGAGAGTGGGGATGAAAGAAGATTAATAGATAACTTAATGACTAAGCTTAGATCTCTTGCAGAAGAATTAAACATGGGTATTTTTATTGTATCTCATTTAAGAAAACCCTCAGACGGTAGAGGACATGAAGATGGCAGACAAATCTCACTTAATGATCTTAGGGGGAGTGGAAGTATCGCTCAACTTAGCGATTTCGTGGTTGGACTCGAAAGAAATCAGCAGGAAGAAGGTGAAACAACTGTTAGAATCCTTAAGGCCAGATATAAAGGCAGTTCGACAGGGGTTGCAGCTCGATTATATTACGACAGGGAAACAGGCAGACTAAGAGAATGTGAATATATTGAAGAGGCATTTTAAATATGAATATAATATTTGATTTAGAAACTGATGGTTTACTTCCAGATGTCTCCAAGATCCATTGTCTATCTATGACAGTTGAAGGAGCACAAGCTTCTCAGGTGTTTGCTAATGAGGACCAGTATGATAACTTAGAGCAAGCCTTAGAGGTAATGTCTAATGCTGAGGGTTTAGTGGGACATAATATATTAGGATATGATTTACCGGTTCTAAAAAAACTTTTAGGTTGGACTCCTAATAAGAATACAAAGATAAGTGATACTCTTGTGGTGTCTCGATTAGCCTACTCTCACATGATGACCTTGGATGCCAAGAAGAAACATATTCCTACTAAGCTCTATGGTTCTCATAGTTTAAAAGCTTGGGGTTATAGATTAGGAATGCTGAAGGGTGACTTCAATCATGAGAATACTGATTGGTCTACGTTCACTCACGAGATGGCAGACTATTGTGCCAGAGATGTTGCTATTACTTCTACTCTTTTTGATCATTTATGTGAAGCTGAGTGTGCTGAAGAAGCTGTTAAGTTAGAGCACGAATTTGCTTATATTATCCAAAGGCAAGTAGAGAATGGTTTTTCTTTTGATGTTAAGAGGGGGCAGGATCTCTATGTAAACCTTCTCAAGCAACAGGAACAAATAGGTACTAAGCTAAAGAAACGGTTTGGTAGTTGGTATCGGGACTTAGGAAGTTTCACTCCTAAGAAGGATAACAAAGCTAAAGGTTATACTGCTGGTGAAAGTTTTAATAAGATAGAGAACATAAAATTTAATCCTAACAGTAGGGATCACATAAGCTATAAGCTCCAGAAGGATTACAATTGGAAACCTAAAGACTTTACTCCTAATGGTAAACCTAAAATTGATGAGACAATCTTAAGATCTTTACCATATCCAGGTTGTGATGAGTTGTTTAATCACTTCCTCTTATCTAAAAGAATATCTCAACTGGCTGAAGGTGATAACGCTTGGTTGAAACTGGAGAGAGATGGGAGGATCTTTGGAAATGTTAACACTAATGGAGCTGTTACTGGTAGATGTACTCATTCTTTTCCTAATCTAGCTCAAGTCCCTGCTGTTTACAGTCCCTTTGGTAAAGAGTGTAGGGAATTATTCAAGGCTTCTAAGGATAGGGTGTTGGTTGGATGTGATGCTGACGGTCTAGAACTTAGAGCACTAGCAGGATACCTAAAGAAGTATGATGGTGGCAAGTATGCTACTGCTGCTGTTGAAGGAAATTCAAAAGATGGAACTGATATTCATTCTATTAATCAAAAGCTAGTAGGTTTAAAGTCACGAGACACTGCCAAGACATTCTTCTATGCCTTTATCTATGGAGCAGGGAATGAGAAGTTAGGTAAGATCTTAGGAACTAATATTCGCGGAGGTAAGCAAGCTAGGATGAAGTTGTTGAATGGTGTTGATGGTTTACTTAAGTTAACTGAAGCCGTTAAGCAAGCTTATCGTAGGAGAGGACACCTTATAGGTTTGGATGGCAGAAGACTTTATGTTCGTTCAGAACATTCTGCTTTAAACACCTTGCTTCAAAGTGCAGGAGCAGTCTTGATGAAAACAGCTTTAGTTCTACTAGATGAACGCTTACATATGCTAGGATTAGAATCTGGAGAGGACTATGAGTTTGTAGCTAACATCCATGATGAATTTCAAATTGAGTGTAAGGAGAGGTATGCCAAAAAACACATTGGACCGGAAGCGGAACAAGCGATTACGAGAGCTGGAGACTACTATGAATTTGGATGCCCTCTTAGTGGAACGTCTAAAATTGGAAGAAATTGGGCTGAAACACATTGATACATTTAATAAGCTTGAAAAGCTATGTTTAGGGTTTCATAAATTTTTACTCTCTAAAAATCCTTTTGAGAGTAGAAAGAAGAAAGGATATGATGCTTATAGATACCAAATAAGAATGTATATTTTAGCTTTATTAAGGAATTTTAAGTGTGAGAACTGTAATAAAACTGATTTAAAAAGATCTTTACATTTTCACCATATTAATCCTGAGACAAAAAGATTTAGAGTTTCTAGGGTGGGACAGTATAACTTTATAGTGGGATTAAAAGAATCATTGAAGTGTAAATATTTATGTGATGAGTGTCATTACAAAGAA